AAGCACAAGCAATGTTAGGAGCTATTAATCAGTCTATGGTAGATGAAGGAATGGATGTAGGTGGTGCTGCATCTAAAGCAGGAAAAATTATTGGTGGTACATTTAGAAATGTAGCTAGAACAAATAGAGCAATTCGTCAAACATTGCCTAGAGGAGTTGGGTTAGGTTCTTTTCAACAAGCAGAAAAACCTCAAATAGATATTCAACCTCAAGCTGGAACTTCATTATCAAACATAGATATGTTTAGCCCTAAAACTACACCTACAAGACCATCTGCTCCACTTTCTCCAATTCAACAAATTAGACAATCATCTATAAGAAAACTTGCAGCACGAGATCCAGCCGTTGCAACATCTTTACTTGGTGGTTTGGGTAATATGGATTTACTTAATCGCTAAGAGATCCTACGCCTCTTGATACAGGGTTTTTACTTCCAAACTCAACAACCTCGTTTCCATAGCGAATTTCATATTCACTATCAACAAGCTTTGATACCTGTTGACCAATGGACCTGTGTTCTTCTTTAGAAATTCGAGCCAGCTTTTTGTAGGTTTCTATTCCAATACCTACAGATTTAAATTTACTAACGTCTGGCATTCTGTTATTCTCCCACAAATGGCTATAAAACAAACATATAATCCCAAGTTCTTTAAGTCAAGAAGTAAGTACGGTGCTAAGAAGACTGTAGTGGATGGTATAACCTTTGATTCCAAGTGGGAATCTGAACGCTATGGTCAACTTAAAGCTATGGAACGTGGTGGTCTTGTCACTGAGCTAGAATTACAGGTGCCTTATATAATAGAAGTCAACGATCAAAAGATTTGTAAGTACATAGCTGACTTTCGATACAAGCTCGAACACGCTAATGGCACTATAGAAGATATAGTCGAAGATGCAAAAGGAGTCGAAACACCAGAGTTTAAGTTAAAGAAAAAGCTAATGAAAGCAGTGTTTGATATAGAGATTTACTTATCCAAAAAAAAATAGATTGACATTTACAGAAATGTGTGCTTATATGTATTTCCGAAGCTGATATCCCAATCAGCTATAAACAAAATCAAAGGAGGGCATAATGCCTGATACAAATCTATTCACCCAGCGTGACTCTGTTAGAGATCGCATGGCACAGGATAAGATCCTGTTAAAAGAACTTAACGAACAAATTGAAGGTCGATACCTTGAGATTGCAAAGTCTCAACTCCATGAGGATGGTAAGGACTTTGGCACGACAACGATTGTTGATAATGACAAGAGCGTAAAAGTTCAAGTCAAAAAACGTGTTGAGTGGGATCAAGAAGCACTAGAGCGAATCAGTCAATCTATGAGGACTGATCTTGTTGACCATTACGTTAAGAAGACATTGAGCATTGAGGAGAGAAAATACACGGCTGCTCCCCCTGATCTTCAACGTCTTTTCCAAGAAGCTCGTACTACTAATATTAGTGGTGCTATCATTGAAGTCGTGGAGGAGTAAAAATGGCATTAGCAATTATTGATGCAGAAGCAAGAATGAAAGAAAAACGTGGTCACAAGATTGTGGTCATAGGTTCAAGTGGGGTGGGTAAAACCACCCTCGCTCGAACACTGGACAGTGATACGACACTGTTTATGGATTTAGAAGCTGGGGATGCAGCCATTGAGGGTTGGCCCCTTGATGTTATTCGTCCCCGAACATGGGCAGAATGTAGAGACTTTGCCTGTTACTTAGGGGGAGCGAACCCATCACTATCCGACGATCAACCTTACAGTAAGGCTCACTATGATTATGTGTGTCAAACTATGGGTGATCCGGGGGATAGTTTATCAAAATATGAAACATTATTTATTGATAGTATTACAGTTGCAGGACGGTTGTGTTTCCAACACTGTATGCAACAGCCTGAGAATAAGTCTGACCGATCAGGTAAGCTTGATACGAGGGCTGCTTATGGAATGCACGGTCGAGAAATGATGGGATGGTTAACACATCTTCAGCATATTCGTGAAAAGAATGTTGTTTTTGTTGGCATCTTAGATGAGCGTACTGATGATTACAGTCGAAAAGTTTATGAGTTGCAGATTGAAGGATCGAAAACGGCTCGTGAATTACCGGGAATTGTTGATAATCTTATCACAATGGCAATTCTTACAGGAGATGAGGCGACAGGTCCTTACAGGGCTTTTGTGTGTCAAACTCTTAATCAGTGGGGATACCCAGCAAAAGATAGGTCGGGTAGACTTGAAGTATTAGAAGAGCCACATCTTGGTAAACTTCTAGCAAAGATGGGCGGTGGGGTTACACAAGCTGAAAGACCGCTTAACTTTGTTGATCCAAAAACTCAAAATCAAAGCGAAGGAGAAAATGAAAATGCTTGATTTAAATAATGTACCAGAAGATAATAAAAGTGGGGATTTTGAATTAATTCCTGTAGGCACTGTAGTTCGTGCGATTGTAAAACTAAAGGGTGGAACAACAGAACTGCCTGAGTTTGGTCAAGGTCAGTGGTTTAAAACTTCTGCATCATCAAAAGCAAAGTGGGCTGAAATTGAGTTCACGATTGTTGGTGGTCCATATGATCGAAGAAAAGTGTGGGATAACATTTTTGTTGATGGAGATAAGCTAGGTGAAAGCGGAATGCCAATGGCAAAAGAAATTGGTTTGCGTACTCTCAAAGGTATTATTGATAGTGCCTTTTCTCTTGATCCATCCGATCAATCTGAAAATGCTCAGAAGTCACGACAACTTTCTGGTATTGGTCAACTCAATGAGAAAGAGATTTGCATGAAGGTTGGTGTTAAGAAAGGAACCAATGGCTACGCAGATCAAAACAAAATGATGGTAGCGTTAACTCCAAATAACAAAGATTTTATTTCGAGTTCTGGTGGTGGATCTACAGTTGCAGCCACGGCTCCAGCACAAGCTCAAACTGTTACAGGTACGTTATCTCCTCAAGGCAATGTACCGAGTTGGGCGCAGTCATAATCCAACGGCAAGGTCACCTTTGTACCTGTTGGGAACACGAATGAGGGAGCGTGTGCCGTTTAACTCCCTCACCAATTATAAGAGGTTACAATGTTGCTTAGACCATATCAAGAAGTTGCAATTAAAGACGCTAGTAAAGCGTTAGATAAGCACTCCAATACAATCGTAGTTGCTCCGACAGGGGCAGGGAAAACAATTATGTTATCGGCACTGGTCGGTAACAGACATAAAAAGAATAAAAGTGTGTTGATCTTACAGCACAGAGATGAACTCGTTTCACAAAATAATATTAAGTTTGGTAAGGTTAACCCGAACATTTCTACGTCAATTGTAGATGGGACACAAAAGAACTGGGATGGTGACGTTGTGTTTTCTATGGTGCAGACGCTATCAAGAGAAAACAATCTCTTAACAATGCGTCCCTTTGATATGCTTGTCATTGATGAAAGTCATCATGCAGCAGCCGAAAGTTATAAGAAAGTTATTCGTAAAGTTCGTGAAGATAATCCTACTTCAGAAATCGTTGGCTTTACCGCTACACCTAATCGTGGCGATAAAAAAGGTTTGCGAGATGTGTTTAACAATTGCTCACATCAAATCGAAGTGGCGACACTTATTCGTGAGGGCTTTCTTGTACCGCCTAAAGCATTTGTAATTGATGTTGGTGTTCAAGAAGAACTGGATGATGTTAGAAAAACAGTTGATGATTTCGATATGTCNGAAGTTGAGGGCATTATGAATACGACTGTTATTAATGAACGTGTTGTGCATGAATGGAAAGAAAAGGCTATTGATCGTAAGACAATCGTGTTTTGTTCAACAATTCGTCATGCACAGGATTTGGTCGAAGAGTTTAAAAAATCTGATGTTGTAGCCGACATTGTAACAGGTGAAACACCAAAAGAAGAACGCAAGCAAATCCTAGAAGATTTAGAGTATGGAGACATTCAAGTTGTTGTGAACGTGGCAGTATTAACAGAGGGCTTTGATGCCCCTCCTGTGGCGTGTATTGTCCTTACAAGACCATGCAGNTACAAGTCTACAATGGTGCAGATGATTGGTCGTGGTCTACGCACGATTGATCCAGAACTGTATCCCGGTCTTATTAAAAAAGATTGTATTGTGTTGGATTTTGGTACATCTATTCTCACGCACGGCTCTATTGATGATCGTGTGGATCTTGATGGGTCAGATAAGCTAAGTGAAGGTCAGGGACCAGAGAAGTCATGTCCCGAATGTCACGCTGATGTCCCACTTAACTCCAGAGAATGTCCTATGTGTGGGTTTGTATTTGGATCTAATCAAGACGTATCAGAAATTAGTAACTTTGTAATGAGTGAATTTGAGTTACTTGAACACTCACCGTTTCGTTGGATTGATATGACAGGCAACGGTAGAATGATGATGGCATCTGGGTTTAATGGATTTGGCATTATAGCGACAGTTGGCGAAAACTCAATCGGAATTGTTAAGAAAAAGAACGGTCAGGTCAGAACTGTTGCGATTGGAACAAAAGAACAGGCTATTGCTGCCTCTGATGATTTTCTAAGAGAGATCGAAAGCACAGACGCTGCCAACAAAACTAAGCGGTGGCTTAACGAACCTTTATCTCAAAAGCAGAGAGATCATTTAAGATCACAAGGTATGGTAGTGAGTGGGTTTGATTTTTCTTTTAACAAGTATAAGGGTGCGTGTTGGTTAAATTATCTGTGGAACAAAAAAGTAATTGATAACGTAGTAACAACGAATGGATACAAGTATGCAGCGTAGTGAAATACTAGATAAGGCGAAAGAACTGGTCAATGGTGACCGAGCAAAAGATTATGGTGATGCTTATCTTAATCANAAACGTATTGCAGATTTATGGTCAGTTATTCTTGAAAAAGAAATTAGTGTATCGCAAGTTTATTTATGTATGATGATGGTTAAGGCATCTCGTTTGATGCACGGTAAATCGTTAGACCAGTGGGTAGATATATGTGGATACGCAAGTTTAGGGGGCGAAAATGAAAACCGTTGAGATAGATATATCAATGACTATTGCTCATGGAATAAACTTAAAAGAACATGAGTACAAATCTGTAATGAAATTAAAAGAAGTTAATGATGATATTATTAGAAGTATTGTTTCTAAAATACTAGACGAAGAAATGGAGTTGGTTGGCGGTCTTTATTTATGTTCAAAAGCTTATATTAAAGTAGATAGCGAACCATACTTAAAGTTGGCTATAATTAATGATGAGTTTAAAGAAGACGCAGATGAAACATATCATTGAGAATGATATTGTTAAAGAAGTATTGAAGGTTTTTAAAGGGTCGAAAATAATCAAAGTGGGAGATTTTACATTGGAAAAAAAAGAAGAGCCTATCATGGCGTTTGCAAATGCTTGCAAACACATTGGGTGGGATACAAAATTACAGGATCTAACGACAGATCAAGTTGAGGGTTTAATATTTATTGTGCAGGAGTCGGGAGATATAACAGATGGAAAAGACCTTAATAGATTGGAACAATCTCACATTAAGTGGTCAGGCGGTAAGTACCCTCCATCGTCAGGAATTCCGTTCTGATAAAATAAAAGAAATTTCTGATGTTATTGATAAGTCGATTGTCGATAACAATAAAAAAAGACCAAGACGAAAATATTTGGGTGGCTCAAGTTTGGGAGAGGAATGCTCACGAAAAATACAATATCGGTATATGGGTACAGAGCCAGATCGGGAGAAAGAATTTAATGCTAAGACGTTGCGTATCTTTCAATTTGGTCACGAAATAGAAGATATGAAAGCTGAATGGATTAAGCAATCAGGGTTTGATTTACGCACGGTAGACAAGCAAGGCGAACAATTTGGGTTCTCTATAGCTGACGATCAGATAAAAGGGCATATAGATGGAGTGATATGTGCAGGTCCTGTAGAGCTACAATATCCTATGCTTTGGGAGTGCAAATCGGCAAACGATAAGAAGTTTAAGGAATTTGTTCGGGTTGGTGTAGCGAAAGCCAATCCAACATATGCAGCACAAATAGCTGTGTATCAAGCCTATATGGATTTGCATGAAAACCCAGCACTCTTTACGGTTATGAATAAAAATACTTCTGAAATCTATTATGAACTGGTGCCATTTGATAAAGCGTTAGCCCAAAAGATTAGTGATAAAGGCGTTCAAATCTTGACTGCAACGAAAGCTTCTGAGATGCTACCAAGAATAGCCCATAACAGGGATTACTTTAGTTGCAAGTGGTGTGAGTTTAATTCTACTTGTTGGGAGCAATAAAAAAGGGAGAAAGCGCTAACTTTCTCCCAAGTAAAAAAGGTTACAAGGATCAATATAATGCGTGTACTATCATTTGACAAGGCTAAATCTAGTATTTCTGCCATAGATTTAGTAGAAGAAATTAGCAGAAAAGTTCCATCTTCAGTCCAAATTGACATACTAAAAGATACTTATCCAAACGGTAAGGTAAGAGGGAATCAGTTTGTTCTTGGTTCTCTTGGTGGCGAAGAAGGCAACTCATTAAAGATTGACATCACTCCGGGGCCATTCTTTCTAAAGGGTACAGATTTCAATGGTGGAGAAGGTGTCGGGGGTATTGTTAAGATAATGATGGAGGGTAAAGGGATGACTTTACCTGAAATTAAAGAACACTTTGCCGGATACCTAGATGAAAGTCGAAGAAATGTTCGAGATACGGATCACCAGTATACGCCAACGAATCCATTCAATACATCTCAGCCAGTAAAACAGAAGTACGATATCAATACTCCACATGATGGAGAGCATGAATATGTCTCTGCTGATGGTGAAATCATTGCAATGGTTCGACGATACAATGTTCGTGATGAGAATGGTGACGTTATTATTGATGCCAGTGGCAAGGCTAAGAAAGAATTTAGGCAGTTTGTAACTGGAACACCATATCCAAAAATGCCAGAAACACGCCCATTATATAATATCCCGAACATTTCTTCTTCAGACAGGGTTATCTGGGTCGAAGGTGAGAAATGTGCTGATGCTCTTAATCAGTTGGGGTTTACAGCAACGTGTCATATGGGCGGTGCTGGTATGTTATCCAAAAACTCTGCACCAAGCTATGATTTCTCTCCTTTACATGGAAAAGAAGTTATTCTGTGGCCCGACAATGATAAGGCAGGTAAAAAAGTTGCAGAGTTAGTGCAACAGTTNGCTCTTCAAGCTGGAGCTAAGTCTGTAACAACACTCACGCCACCNCAAGGTAAACCCGAAAA